CACACAAGGTTCTAATTATAGAAGATCCGGCAAAAATACTTACAGGTCAAGAATTTGTTCATGGCGAAAAAGGAATTACAATAGATGCAGATAAAAAAGACAATGTAAGTATGATTAATGACATTACAATAATAGGTGCTAACCTACCTGCTCATTTTGTTGAACCTAATTTAACAGGTGTTACAGGAACTACACACGCACTTGATTTTAGACCTGTAGGTGCTACTAGAGTTGTTAAAAATAGTACACAGTTATCAGAAGTTGATTCTGATCAAAGTACATCTATAGGTTCAAGTGAATTTAAAGTCGATGTAGAAAACAAAACAATAACCTTTGGAACTTCATTATCAAGTGGAGATAATGTTAAAATTGAATATGATCGTGAACCTGCCAACATGATTTCAAGAAAGAAAGATGATGCTTCTAAATCTCAATATGGTGTATTTGCAAAAATATTAAACGTACCACAAATCAGAACTACTAGTTTATCAGGAAGTTCAAAAGGATTAGATTGGTTAGGTGAAAGAATAATATCAAAAAATAAAGATGTAGAAAAAAGTTATACAGTTAGAGTTCCAACTTTATTAAACGGAATAAGAGAAGGAATTGGCATATATATCGCAAACCCATTAAAAAGATATAATTTTACTACTAGAACATTATATGATGAAAAGGGAGATGCAGTATCAGGAACAAGTGCAAAATTACCAATAAAGGCAATAGAGTGGAGATACCCTGAAGCAGTAACAATAATGAAAGTAGGACAATGGGAATTTGACTATTATGAACTACTCAAACAATCAGAAAATACTTTGGATAGTGTAGGATCAACCACTACAAAAGATAAGTTTAACTAGGTTTTTTTATCAAACTTTTTCTAAATTTAGCCCATTCAATCATGTTTGGAACTCTAAGATTTTCCTCTATTTGTCTAAGATAATTATTAGTTACTTTTAACTCATCAGTTATTACACGAAGTTCTTTTAATATATCTTGAAACATATAAATACTTGATCCACTTCTAATAAATAAATGTTTAGCCATGTAAAACATAAGATTGATAGACCATTTGTAGAAACAGCACATACGGAAGAAGGTCATTTTTATAAAACAGAATCAGGTAAAACTTATCCAAGCATAACAACAGTATTAAAAGTATTAGACACTAAAGAATGGTATCCGTTTTGGGTGTCTAAAGTTGCAAGAGATGAGGAAATAACAGAGGCACAAGCAGAAATTAGGTGCAAAGAAATTGGGGGAAACAGTATGGAAATGGGAAACATAGTTCACAAACTTGCAGAAGAATATCTAAGTAATGAAACTATTAATGAAAAAATTTCTAAGATAGAAGAAATAGATCCAATGGATTTGTTTGTACCACTATCAGAACACTTGACAGAACACGTTGATAATGTTCATGGTTTAGAAGTTCCAATATATAGTGATGATCTACAACTTGCAGGAACAGCAGATTGTGTAGGAGAATATGATGGGGTATTAAGCATAATTGATTTTAAGAATAGTAGAAAACCAAAGACAAAATCACAATGCAAAAGCAAGGATTACTTTATACAACTATGTGCATACAGTAAGATGTGGGAGTTCTGCACAGGTCAAAAGATAGAACAGGGTGTTATATTGGTTATATCATGGGATGGAAAAGTCAAACCGTTTAAAGTAAACCTATCTGAATATGAAGCAGATCTTTATACTAAACTTGTGTTAGTGGAACAAAAACAAGCCTTAAATAGTATTTAAAAAAGTATATATATGGTCAAACTAATCGAGAAAAAAGACGAGAAGACAGGGGAAAAAGAGTTAGTTATTGATAAAAGAACATTACCAAAAAAAGTACCTGCTAATGTTAAGAATTTAAATTATGCTAGAAACCTACCACCAGAGTGTAATGGTTGCCCTTATAGACCACAAGAGTTAGGCGGTAATGGTATATGTACTAAATTTCAAGCAGATTCTTTATGTGTAATTAGAAAAGATATTGCAAAGTTAATTGATGACACAGGGGGTAGAACACTTGACTTGATGGAAGCAGAGTTTCATAATAACTTTGAAAAACTTGTGTTCTTTGAAAGTATGGAAGACCAAACAAGTGAACTTAATCCTGAAGTTACCAAGCGTATAAACTCACTTACAAATTTGGGTAAGGTAATTAATGAGATTAAAACAAAAAGAGAAACTGTTGAAATTACACAAACAGAATCATTAAGTGATAACCAAAAACATGAGATAGCCAAGACAGTTAAACTAAGTAGGGAACTACTAGATGAGTCTTAGAAAGTTACCCCCTGTAGAATACATAAATGATCCCGTAGAGTATGCAAAGACTCTTGTAAAGTCATTTAAGAACTGTTCATACTTTGTAGAAAAATTTTTAGGATTTGATGTGTTTGATTATAACAAGTCTTTCCTTGATTGTTATGACAGGTTCGTTGTATATAGAACAGGAAGACAGGTCGGCAAGTCTACTAATGCCGCTTTAAAGGCAATACACTTTGCTTTCTTTGCACCGTTGTTTGCAAGTAACATAGACACGGGGGTGGCAAACGTTGTAATTGCTTCACTATCTAAAGATCAGGCACATTTGATTTTATCTAAGATTAGTGAATTTATACACATGAGTCCTACACTTAGTAAGAAAGTATCAAAAGAAATCAAGACAGAAATTACTATTGAATGGTATGACGGAACAGGAAAGACTAATTTTATTGTAAGACCAATAGGTGATACAGGTGATTCACTTAGAGGATTTACAGTACACTATGCAATACTGGATGAGGCAGCTTATATTCCTCAAGTGGTATTTGATGCATTTTTACCAAGTACGGTTACAACTAAACCACATATATTATTAACAAGCACACCAAAGGGAAAGTCAGGTCAGTTTTTCAAATCATGTATGGACTCTCATATATTATATGAACATGGAAAACCAAATCCAATAGAAGGACATGAAGACAAAGAAAAATATCCGTGGACACAATTCCATGTAACTACCTTTGACAACCCCCTTGCGGCTAGTGATCCACAGGTTCTTAAACTGATTAGAGGTACTACTAAAGCTGCTGAACGACAGGAAATATATGGGGAATTTCTTGATGGTGGAAATAGTCTTATACCTTATAACCTGTTACAAGAAGCACTTACTCCTATTGAAAGACCAAAGTTTGAGTATTATGATGCGGGGGTGGATACAAGTGGAAAAGGTGCAGATGAAACTGTAATCACGATTGCGGGTATAAGAGATGGTGTTATATATCCTGTGGAAATATATACTGAACTGACTACAGAGCAACCAAAACTTGCCAAAAAGATTTCAGAATATAATCGTATATATGGATTAAGAAGAATATATATCGATGAAACAGGAATGGGCGACACATTAATGGACTTGTGTAAAGAGGTAGATCCTGACATGAACTTGTATGGAATCAATTTTAAATCAGATAAAACCAACTTATATATCAATTTGGAACGTTTGTTTGAGGAAATAAACCCAAAAGGCTCGGGAAGATTAATTAATCTTTCATTATTAGAAGACTATAGTAGAGATAAACTAGTAGAACAGTTGTCATATATGTATTGGGATCATGGTAAGTTTAAGGATCAACAACCCAAAGTTCGTAGTGAACACGCTGACGACTATAGTGATAGTCTTGCATTAGTAGTATTTGGTCAACAAAAGGTTGATTTTATTCAAGATATACCTGATCTTTGGAGTCCAGAAAGTACAGGTGAGTATATTGGGTGGTAGAATCTAAAACTTTAAATACCTACTATATATAATTTAAATATGCCATCTAAACCTGATAAAGCTGATAGTGATAAAGATGCTGAGGAATGGATTACTATAGGCGGTAAGAAAATGCGTATAGATGCAGGGGAAGATAAAGAAGATATAACTAGAGAACCTATGCCTAGTGCAAGGGGAGAAAAACAGGCTAATACAAAAGAAGCACAAAAAGTATATAAAAAGAGGCTTAATTTAATTAAATCAATATTTAAACCAAGAGATGAGGTAGTTTTTGCAGAATATAATAAGTCCGGAATTGTAGCAGGACTAAATGGAGAAAAATTGAATATAATGTCAGAAGGCAGAATGTATCCAGTTCACAAAAATAATGTCTTTAAAAAATCAGAACTTTTAGGCGATAGACATTGGGATACAATGACCAATGTAGACAGAGTACAAATTTTAAAATCTTTTAACTTACCAACATTTTACAACAAGCAAAATTGGGGAAACCTTTCTATGGAAATACGAGAAGCACTATTAAAAAATGCAAGTCCAGCTGGAACAACCACAAGTGATGCTGGTATTCATAATCCAATATATAATCCTGTCAATGAAGAAAAATCAGTTTCAAATACAATAGATGACGAAATTAAAAGACAAGAAAATAGTCCTAGCCATGAAGATTATGAAGATGGAAAATCTAAGAAAAAAGAATCTGTAGATTAGAATGAAAAAGCGTGACAAAGTTTTACGTTGTAAATGTCCATGCAATAGAGAGTTACCTTCAAGATATAAAGGAAGACAAAAAATATTTTATGACTCCCCCGTATGCAGGAAAATTTGGCACAGTTTTACTAAAGAAGAACAAGAAGCACGTTTAAAAGAAATGGAAGAAGCAACTTCATAAAAAAAAGGAATTATCCTTTAGTTGCGTATGTACTTTTTGGTTCACAATTAATTGCATGATTTGCTTCGTATTCTCTTAATATTCTTTCTAGAACAACTGCATCACTTTCATATCCTTTTCTTTTTTGATCAGGTTGTGCATACTTACGCAATCTCAATTTTTGTGATTTTAATATACTAATAGGTGTTGTAATTCTATTAGGATTTGCTGGTCTTGCCATAGTAAAATAATTAAATTTAATGACATATATAAGTCTTTGTTTAGAGTAAACATTTATATTATAGTTTATTAATTATATCACTATGTCGGATTTCAACAAATTTGGACAAAAATCAGGAGATTCCATAAATCTATCTGAAATCGGTGATAAAGTATTCACCATACTCGCAGTTGAAGATTCACCATATACAAAAGATGGCGAAGAAACTCCGGGAGTAAAGATTTCAACATCTGAAGAATGGGAAAAGGAAGATGGTACAAAAGTATCTAAAATCCACACAACCAGAAGGGCAATAGTTAGTAAGCTCGTAGATGAAGATTTAAGGAAAGCACTTGCAAACGGTGAAACGTTTAGAGTGAAATGTCCTGCGGAAAAGGTCAAATCCAAAAAAGGTGGTATGCCCTATTTCGATCTCGTAGCTGCTGATTAAGCACTACTACCCTTCTTTTTTATTACCATACATTTATATTATCGATTAGTAAATCTATTACATGACCAATGAAGTAATGGTTGACATAATGAGAAATCTGAAAACAGAATGGATAATTCTTAAAGACGAGAGCAAACCAAAAATTGATAGAAGACAATCATGCAAACAAATTATAAAACTATCAGAAAAGGCAAAAGAACTAGATCCTAAGTTTGAAATGATTGATATGAACAATACTCAATATGCAGATTTTGTACCTAGTACATATAAAGTACAAAGTAATGTAAATTGGGGAGATGAAGTTGAGCCTACTGAAGCAGAACAAAAAGCTTTAGATAAATTGGAAAGACTAGAATCATTAGCAGTTCAAAAAATCAGAAAAAGATTACCTAAAGAATCAGATGACTCACAAAAATTTGGAATGATTGTATCTGCTTATACAGATAAACTCATAAGAATTTACACATTCCAAAATTCTTAATTTTTCCTAAAGTTTATATTTAACTAAATATTTTAATAACAGTACATGATAAGTAAAAAAGTTACAATAAATTTAGATAAAAAAGATGATATATTTCATTTAGAACCGTTGTCGGATATTCATGTTGGACACATGGGATTTGACAAAGAACTTTATAAAAAAAGAGTACGAGCAATTACCAATAGTGATAATAGATATACATTATTTCTAGGGGATCAGTTTGATGCAATTACTACTTATGATAAACGATTTAATCCTGATATGAGTTTAATTCACGATGTAGATAACCAAAGGGAATTGTGGCAAAAACTGTCAAATCCATTACTAAAAGAACATTTATCAAGACTAACACCGTATGAAGGTCAAGAAGAAGTTTGGGATGAACAAGCAAAGAAATCAGTTTTCCAACCAAAGAAGATGTGGAAACTTAAAAAAGGAATGAATGAAAAAGTTTGGGGTTTACTTCACGGAAACCATGAGTATAATATAAAAGAAGCAACAAGGGCATATTTGGAAAATACAATGTGTACTCCTAACGGACTTACGTTTTTGGGAAGCAGGGCAGTTATAGGATTAGAAGTAAGACATAATGGTAAGATTTTAAAACAATGGTTAATTTCTGCAATTCATGGAAGTGGCGGTGGAAAACCAGAACCACAAATGGAAAAACAACGTAGAAATCATTACATGGATGTATTTATTTCCGGTCACTTGCACCAGAAAAGATACACGCCAACAGGTGCAATAGGATTTGATTTTAAGAAAGGACTTGCAACAAAGATAGGGGTACATTCCATAAATGCGGGAACTTTTTGTGATGCATTAATAGAAGGAAAAGATGGATATATGGACAGAAAAGCAGAAGCAGAACATACAATGTTAGGAACTGCAACTTTAACATTTAATGCAGAACAGGACAAAATAACAGGTCATGTATAGTTGGCAGAAATAATCAAAAATGATCCAAGAGTAATTAATGATTTTAGTGTAAGAGGAAAAACAACTCCTTTAATGGATAAAATACGACAGTTTATTACAGAAAACCCCAACTGCACAGTAAGCGATATATGTAAAGGCATAAAATGGAAAGACGATGCCGCTGTAAGAAAGTCAATTAGAAAAATGGTTGAAGCTCATAGAATAGTACAAAGATTTAATATAGTCTAATGTTATAGAATAATAGTGAAATTTCCTCAAAATATATCACAACAGGCACAAATATGGTTTAACAGGTCTTTCGTATATTTTCATTTATGTGATAATGCAGGTAAATTTTGTGGGGAATTTAACTGGATAAGAAAGGAAATAGGACTAATAAAAAGACCTAAAATTAAACCTAAGCAGGATAATATTTAAATACTAATAAATTGTTAGACTTAACATGGCAATAGCAGCTTCTGATATTAAACTTAGAATTTCTGGTGCAAATGCTTCAGCAACAGATCCAAACGGTTCTTATGGCGGTGCTATGAGTACAGTATCAGGCGGTATAATTACTACTAATGTTCTTAATAACGACATGGATGATATTACTTCAGCAGAAGCCTCATCTGGTATCACTATATATCACAATTATTACTATAAAAATGAACACGGTTCACTTACATATATTTCTCCTAAATTTTATATTGACACACAAACCAACTCTGGTGATACCAGCGTTGAAATGGCTCTAGTAGCAGAAGCAAAAAATGTTGCAACAACTAGATTAGCAAATGAAACAACAGCACCTTCTGGAATTACTTTTTCAACTCCTGCAAATTATGCAGGTGGAATTGCAATCGGTAGTCTAAATGCAGGAGATTACAGAGGAATTTGGGTAAAATATATTGTAGGTTCAAGTGCTTCAGCAGTATTGGACTCATATACATTAGGAATACAAGGAGATAGTAACCCATAGTCATGCCTTCTTTTACTAAAGATACTTCAAAAGATGTACTTAAAAAACAAGCAGAAGAAGATGTTGCTAGAATTAAAAAGACAACACAATATGATGGCGATGGTAGAGAATATACTTGGAATGAAGATATTGGATTCTTTGAAAGTGAAGAAGATGATGCTGGTAAAAAATGGGTAAAAGGAATTGACTCAAGTGTTCCGGGCTTTTGGCACAACTGTCCAGAAGTAGTAGGAGCAAATAGCAAGGGATACGATATTGTGTGTGCAACACCACATTTCGTTTTCATATATCAAGATGGTGAGAAACTAACTTGCAGAAAATGTAATAAAGAAAGCACCATAAAAATCGTATTACCAGAGGAGTAACATATAATGACCTTCGGGGGTAATTATTAATGACAGATTTAACAGCACTAACAGAAATTACAGCACCAACAACAGATGATTTAGTATATGTTGTAGATGCTCCATCAGGTGCAAAGAATCCTAGAAAGTGTAGTATTGCAAACTTGGTTGATTCAAGAACAAAAACTTTAACAAATACAACCATAGATGCTGACGGAACAGGTAACTCCATTACTAATATTGATAATGCAAATATAAAATCGGGTGCAGCTATTGACTTATCTAAACTAGCAGTAGATCCATTAGCAAGAGCAAATCATACAGGAACTCAATTACATACAACAATTTCAGATTTTGATACAGGTGTTCAAGCAAACAGATTAGACCAAATGGCAGCTCCAACAGGTGCAGTTGCATTAAATTCACAAAAAATTACAGGTTTAGCAGATGGTGTAGCCTCTACAGATGCCGCAACAAAAGGTCAGTTAGACACAGCAGTAGCCTCAGATATTACACTTAAAGGTGCTTATAATGCAAATACAAATAGTCCAAATTTGGATAGTAGCCCATCAGCAGGTACTATAGATAAAGGGGATCATTATGTTGTATCTGTAGCAGGAACATTTTATACAGAATCATTACAAGAAGGCGATAGTCTTATTGCAGAAGTTGATAACCCATCAGCAATAACAGATTGGATTATAACCAACAATAATTTAGTTACACCTATTACTGATGCACAAGTGGCTTCAGGTGCAAATATTGCACAATCTAAAATTGCAAATTTAACAACTGACTTAGCTGCTAAAGCACCATTAGTAAGTCCAGCTTTCACAACACCAAATTTGGGAACACCATCAGCAGGTACATTAACATCATGTACTGGATTACCATTAACAACAGGAGTTACAGGAACTTTACCTGTAGCAAATGGTGGTACAAATATATCCTCATATACAGCAGGTGATATATTATATGCAACAGGTTCAACAACATTAGCAAAACTAGCAAAAGGTACAGCAGATCAAGTTCTCACAATGAACTCAGGAGCAACTGCACCAGAATGGGCAGCTGCCGCAGAAGCAAGTCCACTTACAACCAAAGGTGATGTATATGTGCATACAGGTTCAGCAAATGCAAGATTACCTGTAGGTACTGACGGACTTGTATTAAAGGCAGATTCTAGTACCGCAACAGGATTGGTTTGGGGTTCCGGTGGCGGGGGAGCAACTATTGTTCACACTTATTCAAATACTACAAACACATCATATACAGGAACAGCAAGTTCATTTTCAACTGTTGGTGTAGGAGATAGAGATATATACATTAAAAAAATTGATGCTAATAATGAAGGTGTCTTCACAAAAATTTGGAAGAACGGAGCCGCTGTCGAGGTTCAAATTGCATAGGTGGGATGATTGACCATTGGCAATTACTTACCATGCAGGAAATAGGATTCAAGGAACAAATCTTGAGAGAGCAGGTGGCACAACAGATACTATACCATCAGGCGGTGTAGGTGGTTGGAAAGAGTTAGGAAGAACAACATTATCAGGTAATGCAGATGTTATTGATGTCACTAGCCTTACTGATAAAAGATATTTAATGGTTTTAACTCGTACTTTAGATTCTGGACAAACTAATGTAAAATACAAATTTAATTCAGATTCAGGTAGTAATTATGCTAAAAGACAATCAATAAATGGTGGTTCAGATTCAACAGGAACTTCTCAAACAAATATAGAAATAGTACAAGATTATGCTGACGATGATAGATTTCAAGTAGGATATATTGCAAATCTTGCTTCAAAAGAAAAAGTAATGATTAATAACGCAGTAGAAAGAGGAAATAATTCAGGTGCAGGAAATGTACCTGCAAGTGTCCAAACAGTAGCCAAGTGGGGAAATACAAGTAATGCAATAAGTGCAGTTAATGTTTTTAACGATAGAACAGGAGATTTTACAAGTGGTTCTGAGGTAGTAGTATTGGGCTATGATCCTGACGATACTCATACTGATAACTTTTGGGAAGAATTAGATAGTGTTACAACAACATCATCAGGAACAATACAAAGTGGAACTTTTACTGCTAAGAAATATTTAATGTATCAAATAATTGGCAAGAAAGCAAGTGGTTCAGGTACAGGTTCTCCACGATTTCAATTTAATGGAGATACATCTTCCAACTATGCACAGAGAAATGGTATCAATGGAACTCACTATACTTATGGAAATCAATCATCTGCAAACATAGGTGGAGATGGAAATACAGCAGGAGAAATGGCTATGTTTACAGGATTTATAATTAATGAAGCAAGTAAAGAAAAATTATTCTTAGGTTTTTCTGCTTTTGGAAATACAGCAGGAGCAGGACAAATTGGAAACAGAGGAGAGATTTTTGATAAATGGACTAATACATCTAATCAAATCACATCTATTCTTTGTATGAATCTAAACTTTGATGCAGGTGCAAAAATGACAATATGGGGTAGCGACTAAAATGCCTTGGAATAGATTAGGAACTACAACGTTATCAAGTACAGGTAGCCCTATCACTGTTAGTGGTTTTGGTGCTAGTACATTCATACAAGAGTTACATCATGGTATAGAATCTGGATCTTATGGTTCATCTTTAAGATTAAATAATGATTCTGGAACAAAATATGCAAATAGACGTAGGCAAAACGGAGCTGCTGAAAACTCTAATGGAAACAGAACATTCATTGAAAATGTATACGGTGGAGATACTTTAATGATTTCCTTTATGGGCGATATTGATGGAGAGGAAAAAATGATAATTAATTTAGGTGGTTTTTCAGGTAGTAGTGGAGCAGGAAATGCACCTAACAGATTACAGTTGGTAGGAAAATATGTACCTTCTCCAACTGCTAGAATCTCACAAGTTAATAGATTTGATTCAGAAGGTGGAGCTCATGGAGTTGACACTAATTTAACAGTATTAGGTAGTGATGTTATTTTATCTGCTATGGAAACTAACGTTCCATTAGGAACTCGTTTTGAAGAAACAGATACTAGAAAAATATACTACAGAGCTGACAGTGAGAGATCTACAGATAAATGGTTTTTAGTTGGTACTGCATTTCCTACAAGTGGTCTATATGCTGTATTTGGTGGTGGATATATTGGTTCTAATAATAATACAATAGATTATATCACAATACAAACTACAGGAAACGCAACAGATTTCGGAGATATGAATACAAGTAGAAGGGGATATGGTGCTTGTGCAAGTATGACAAGAGGATTATTTGCAGGTGGATATAGTTCTGATTATCTTACAAACATTGAATATATTACAATAGCAACACCATCAAACGGTACAAGTTTCGGAGATATGGGCGATAATAGAACATTCGGTGCTACGGGTACAGGTAGTGAAACAAGAGGTATATTTGCAGGTGGAGAATCGCCTTATACAAATAGAATAGCTTATGTTACAATCGCTTCAACAGGTAATTCTACTGACTTTGGAGATTTGACACAAACAGGAAAAGGTGGTGGTTCAACATCAGATGGAACTACAGCAGTATTTATGGGTAGAGAAAATTCAGAAACTACTATGGATTATGTAACTATAGCAACTACAGGTAATGCATCAAATTGGGGAAATTTATCAAGTGGTTCAAACTCAGCAGGTGCAGGAAATGTTAATAACGGAACTAGGGGTGTAATGGCACTAGGACAAAGTAGTAATACAGGTAATTACATAAACAATATAGAATATATCACAATGGCATCAGCAGGAAACGCTGTTGACTTTGGAGATTTAACACAAGGCAGAGCTTCGCCTATGCAGAGTTCAACAGATACAAGAGGAGTATTTGGTGGTGGTAAATATCAATCAGGTGGTTCATCAGGTACAGTTACAATAGATTATATTACCATAGCAACTACAGGTAATGCAACGGACTTTGGAGATTTGACATCAGCTAGATATATGGGTGGATCTGTAAGTGACCAAGGTGGAGATAGAACATGACCAATATAGAATTATTCGGAAAGGTAACTGAACTTGCAACTTTAGATAAGGAGCAAATCGCAAAGATTACAAAAAGACTTCCAGAATACAAGAGAGGTAGTTCAATCATTGGACATTCAACATCACAAAGCAGTTACAGTTTGCAAACAATGCAGATGATTAGTGATAGTCCATTAAGCAGAATGAAACAATGTCTTGCACAGATAGACAAAAAGTACAAGGCACTTCAGGAAGCATATTACAATATTGAAAAGAAAAAACTTACAATAGAAAAACTAAGAAAAGATACATCTGCTCATGCAAGACTTACAGTACAGCAGTATGAGTCACAGATTGAATCAATTACAATATCAATGAACAGTGCATTGAAAGAAATCGGTATGTTCCAAGATATGTATGATTCTATCAAAAAGAATAACAACATACCTGACAACTGGAACGAAAAAGACTTTGAGAAACAGGAGATTGCAAATATGGTCAGATCATCATTTAGAATTGCAATTCAAGATTTATCTGCAAGTGGCAGAGTATCAAGAGCAGTTGTAGAATATTGGGAACAGTTAGGAATACACCCACAACTAGCAGAAACAAGAACAAGATCCTACTTGGTACTAATTCAAGAAAAGATTAATAGTAGTTCAAAGGTAACTATAAGAGATATGTATAAATTCTTAGATGATATGGCAGAGGAGTTCAAGGATTCTTATCAAGATGCATTAAGCAGAATAGGATTAGATGAATTGGGTTCAGAAACATTTATGGCTAAAGGAGTGACCAAACCACAATGAGTATATATAGAGATAGTAAAAGAATAGTTGGAACAAATACAGAAAGAGTAGGAGCTGATGCTATTCAAGGTGGTTGGAAACAAGTTGCAAGAACTACTTTAAGTACAGCAGGAGATACTGTTAGTGTAACAAGTATTCCAGATAAAAGATTCTACATGATATTATCCAGAGCATTACCATCAGGCAATATAACACAAGACTTTCGTTACAACAATGATTCAGGTAGTAATTATGCTAGAAGAAAATCAACTGACGGTGGTTCAGATGGAACTGATACAAGTCAAACTAAACATGAAGTATCAGGTGGAAATCCATATCCTATTTTCTCTGTTGGATATTGTGCTAACAAATCTGATCAAGAAAAATTAATCATGACACATTCATTTAACACACAAAATTCAGCAGGAAATGCAAACCCTGCAACAATTCAACAAAGGATTCAGAATGTAGGTAAATGGGCAAATACATCAGATGCAATAAATAGAATTGATATGATTAACAGTGATTCAGGTTCTTATGATACTGATTCTGAGGTAGTAGTTTTAGGTTGGGATCCAGATGATACTCATTTAGATAATTTCTGGGAACAGTTAGCAAGTGTTGAATTATCATCAGCAGGTACAGAAATTTCATCAGGTGCTTTTACATCTAAGAAATATTTGTGGGTACAGGTATATTGTTTAGGAGATGGTTCAAGTGATCCTAATGGTAGACTTCAAGTAGGTAGTGGTTCATTTGATGCAGGAAATAATTATGTCGAAAGACAAGCAACAAATCATAATAGTGATGGAACAAACGGTAGTCAAGATCATATACCTATATTTAGTGGGGGTAGATTTGGAAACTTTACAAATATCTTTATCATAAATGAATCAGGTCAAGAGAAATTATTTGATATTACAGGTATATCATCAACGACAGAAGCAGTAACATCAACACCTAATCGTAGAATGGTAGCAGGAAAATGGTCAAATGTAAGTGGACAGATTGACAGAATTAAAGTTTACAGAACAGCAAACAGTAACTATCAAGCAGGTTCTTTCATTAAGGTATGGGGTGCTAACTAAAATGGCTTGGGGTAAAGCAGGTTCAACAACATTAACAAGTGCAGGAGATGCTCTTACACAATCAACAATATCTAACAGTAATACATACATCTACTTGTATCATGCAATCCCATCTGGAGAACTTACAGAATATATGACAATGGGAAGTGGTGGAACGAAAGACACAGGCAGTAATTATTCTAACAGAGTATCTAGTAATGGTGCTACTGATTCAGAATATACGTCAAGAGCAAATATTGTAAATGCTTCAAAAAGTGGAGCTACAAAACCTGAGTTTGGTATAGGGTATGGTGTCAATATAGCAACAGAAGAAAAACTAATTATGACATATCATTCTAATGTCAGTTCAGCAGGTGCAGGAACTGCTCCAGATAGAAATGAAGCAGTAGGAAAACATAAACAAGTATCTGCTGTTTTAAATACAATCAGTTTTGATAATACAGGTAGTGGAGATTTTGCATCTGGTTCTACTCTTAATGTATTAGGCTCTGAATTAACACCCGCAGTTGCCGTACCTGCAATAGATAACGTTCAAAATAATTCTTTGTTTTTAAATAGAGAAAATGGAAATAGATATTGGTTTACGAGTGAAGTTAATAATTTGACATTTGAAGATGATTTTTCAGGTGCAGATAATTGGAGCAAATCCCCAAGTGATTCACAGTTTGCAGTAGATACATCAGATGATAGATTAGAGTTCTTAGAAAATGCTTCATCAGGTGGAGATAGATGTTGGTATGATTTGGGAGCAAGTGCAGTAAGTTCAACCAAATGGCTATTTCGTGCAAAGTTCAGATTTACTACAATAGCAACTCAATCAGATTATCCAGAATTTGATTTCGGTCTATCAGATAATACAGAAAACAGTGACACACAACAGAATTTCATGGGATTCAGATGTTTGCCAATGAGTGCAAACAACTTGTTTAGACCAAGAGTTTGTACAGGTGCTTCTGGAGATGCAGGAAAACCAAGACGAGGAGCTAGTGCTAGTTATAATCCATCTCCTGCATTTACAACAGGTAAGGATTATTATGTTGAAATAAAGAGAACATCTGCAAGTAATTGGTCATGTACTCTATCAAATACAAATGCATTTGATGGGGATATTGTAGGTGGCTCATTTACAGATGCTTCAGGTGTAACTGATTTAAGATATATCAAAATAATGGATGGTACAACAGCAACATCAGGAGATATGGCAGGATATGTTGATGATGTAGAATTTTATAACAATGCAACAACTCCAACAACACCTGCCACTTGGTATGGAGAAGGAGCAGAAAAGTTCTATGATACATCAGCAACTTCTAGTAATGCTGATTACTTTTTACAATCAAGTGCAGGTCATGGAACAAGAGCTGGTGTAACAGTTCTTGCAGGTTCTGATGCTATAAACAGAAAAATACAATATGTTAAATTCAAATTAAGAAAGTTTTCTAGTCCAAGTGGAAATTACCAAATAACTGTAAGAGATTCAAATGACACAGTAAAAGCAACAGCAAATTTTGATGTTACTGCATTACCAACAACAGAAGGATTAGTTGAACATGATTTAGGTTCAGAAGTATTACTTGCAGAAGGAGATAGAATATTATTTGAATATGGTGGAGCAAGTGGAACTCAATTATATTATGATACTACATCAGGAACATCAGGTTTCTCTGCAACACTTTATAATTATTCAAGTGCTTATGTTACAGATGCAACAGATACAGTAATAGGAATTATGGATAGTCAGGGAGCAAGTATATAGACATGAGCCAAGAATATTATGACCATCTAAACGCAGGGGAAAAATATACCTGTGACAGATGTAATACAGCAGAATTAGGAGCTTATGAGTATGACCAATTCATCAAATTCCAATATCATTACTGTGAGCCATGTTGGAATTATATGCAATTAAAGAAAGGTACTTGTGACAAATGTGGTGCTAGTATGACAAATAGGAGTGAAACTGAAACAATATTTATAAAATGTGGTTGCGGGAATGAGGTTGAGTTAAAATGACAGTAAAATGGGTAGCAGGAAATAGAATTGAAGGTACAAGTGCTGATCGTACAACAGGTACACCAGCAATACCTGTAGTATCTGGTGGTTGGAAGGAAATTGGTAGAACAAGTGTCACAAGTGGAGATAGTATTGACGTAACAAGTTTAGCAGATAAAAGATATTTGATGGTGTTAGGTTGTGGTATTGGTAGTGGTAATGTGGCATTAATTAGTAGATTTAATTCTGACACAGGAAATAATTATAATAATCGTTATAATAGTAATGGTGGTTCAGATGCTACATCAGGTGCAAATGATAGACTATTTACTAACGGTTCAGGATCAAGTCCTCAAGAATTTTCAGTTTTCTATGTTGCAAATAAAAGTGATCAAGGGAAATTATTAGTTGGTCATAATGTTAATAATGCCACAGCAGGAGCAGGTACAGCTCCACAGCGTAGAGAGTATGCAAGTAAGTGGGTAAACACAAGTAGTGCAATATCATCATTAAATGTATTTAATTCAGATACAGGAGATTTTGCTAGTGGTTCAGAAGTAGTCGTACTAGGCTACGATCCAGATGATACCCATACTGATAATTTCTGGGAAGAATTAGCAGATGTTTCATTATCATCATCAGCAACAAGTATTGATACAACAGCGTTCACAGCAAAAAAATATCTTTGGATTCAATATCATACTACACAGCAATCAGCAACGGCTAACGGATTATTACAAGTAGGTAATTCTACTATTGACACAGGTTCTAATTATAGTTGGAGAAGAAGTATAGACGGTGGTACAGATGGAACATTTACAGGTCAATCATCTATAGCAGTAAGTCCTAATCAGGAAAATTTTGCTAATGTTTTTGTTATCAATAATGCAAGTCAGGAAAAACTCTTTATTGCTCATTCAGTAGAAGCACCAACAGCAGGAGCAGGTACAGCTCCTGAACGAACAGAAGTAGTAGGCAAGTGGGCAAACACATCT